ATTAAATCCACCATTTTGTAAAATTGATAAATCAGTTCTCCCACCAGCACTTGTTTTCCTTTGTCTTGATGCTGGGTCAGGATATATAAATATTGGTATCTTAGTTCCATATCTATCTCTTATCTCTTGCACCATTTCGTCAGTATTACTTGAATAAATCACTACTTCATCAACAATATAAATCTTTTCTTTTTCTATTTGAGCAACACAAGCACTCATTGGGTCAACATTAAAGTCCATTCCTATATGAAAAGGTTTTTTATAATCTATTGATTTTGCAACAACAGACTCAATAGGATGAAAGTTATAGTAAATAGCACCAGCATAATTTTCAAATGTACCCTCAAACTCTTGTCTAAATGTTCTTTGATCTAAGTCTTGTCTAGCTTGTTCTATTTCTTTTGGTGTAACCATTCCACCATCTAAAGTAGTAAATTGAAAGCTATCCCACTCAGGGTCTTGCTTTCCTTTTAAATACATTTCATAAGTCCAATTACCATAACCTTTAGGAGTTCCACACATAAGAACATGACCTAATGTATCTGATACTGATGCTCTTAATACTTCAAACCAAGTCCTTTTATCAATATCACTAAACTCATCTAATATTAAAAAGTTTAAACCTGTACCTCTTAAAGAGTCAGGAGCATCACTTGATTTTAAGCTTATTGTACTATTTGATTTTCTAATAGTTATTGTAAGTGTAGTTTCGTTAATATCTTCTATCCAATTAAACTGATTTAATACTTCTTTTAAGCTAGACCAACAAATATCTTTAGCCATTTTAAGAGTTGGTGCTACATACCATATCTTTTGATTAGGCTTTGATGCGTATTTCATCATCTCAGTTATAGCAAGATATGTCTTACCAAATCTTCTGCCTGATATTAATACTCTAAATCTTTTATTAGATTGACTTACTTTATGTTGACTTTTTGTTAGAGATATTTTCACGACAACCAAACTTTATATAAATATTATATTTATTAACATCGTCTCTGCCTAGTTCAAGAATCTTATCATAAGATTTTGTATAACCATCAAGCATACATTCATACCCATCTTTATAGGTTTCTTCTATCCTAAAAGGTGGCATACATTTAGTTTTACCCTCTACAAATGCACACATTATCATCGTCAGTACATATTCCATTTACTTCTTCTTTCTGTAATATTTTCGGTGTACTTGTACTCGCCAAGTCCAATGGAATATTGTTCTTGATATTTTTCCTATCTTTTCTACCACCCAATCTATCATTGTTAAATTTCACTTCGTTTTCAAATGTCCTATCTTCTTCGGTCATAATTATTTTAATTTTTGTATCCTTAGTATTTTGTTATCTGCATCTAACTCAGCTTTTACTTTAGAACACATATATACTGCGTTGCTGTTTCTAGTTGCTATTCTTTTCTTTTCCAAACATTTACTAATACTTGGTGTCCAAGTCATCTCAACAAGTTTTTGATCTACACCTACAAACATCAATAAAGCTATTATAGTTTCCATTAGTGATTACCATTCCTTAATTTTTCTATTTGTTTATTTATAATATCTACTTGCTCTTTTAAATGATCTATATTGACTTTGTTGTATCTACTAGCTTCTATCTCTTTTTCAATAGATTCTATTTGAGATGCTAAATGTTCTATCAACATAAACATTTCTAAATTCTTTGGCTCTTGTTCAGCTTTCTTTAATAGATCAGCTTGGAATAAAGTATCTGCTGTTTCTAATGCTCCAATCCTACCTGTAAGATTTGCATAGCCAAATACTGCTCCACTAACGACAAGAATTATCCCAATTAAATTAGCGAGTGGTAGCTGTAATTTAGACTCGGAACTGACTCTGATTGTGTCATTATCTTTCTTCATAGCTTAAATCCTTTTTGCCATGTACGAATTGCCCAAAAACTCGGAGAGAGAGACTTTTGACCACGAACTTTTGCTAGTATTGGTTTAAATCTTGCCATAAAACTTTTACGTCTAGCTGGGTTGTTTCTGCCTATACTCATTCCCTTTTGACCAAAATTTACCTTTTGAACTCTGCCTGTTTTATTGTTTCTTACAAAGACCTTAAATTTCTTAACGTCTCCTCTTTGTACTTTATTGAGTTTTACTGTTCTTCCTTTGTATTTAGCCATGCAAAGTAAATAACACTAATCATCTACAAATGCACCCAAAAAGATAGCCACTACCATCATTCATTACATGAAGATTTATACTTTCAACATATCCTGTTAGTTTAAGTCTAAGAATTTCACATACATCAAAACAGGTTGCTTCGCTTATTATTTCTATTCCTTTTAATATTTCTTTTGTAACAGGAACTAATTGATACAAACCATCATTTAAGATTATAAGTTCCATTATCTTTTAAAATGTCTTGGTCTCCACTTGTTACAAACATAAGTATCTTTGACACCTCTAGTTCTCCATACTCCGCAGAAGCCATGTTTATTTGAATATAGTCCGCAGTTCCCACAACTACCTCTACCTTGTGATGGTCTAAAATCTTGTGGCATTTGATATGGTATAAACTCTCCATTAGAATAGAAGCTTGATCTTTTATTCATTTACCTTGACCTCTATAATATGGTTTCTTACCAAGCTGTCGTCTGCGATTTTTATTCATTGATGAAGTTTTAGGTCGTCTGCCAATGCTTGTTCTATTAAACTTTTTTTCATAGACAATTACTTGTCCATAAACATTACCTTTTTTCTTTGCCATTCAAATCTTTAACTTCTTCTGCTTTAGCTTCTATGATTAATGGTAAAGGCTCTGTTGTTGATGTTGTGTGAACTTTATCTACCATATTCAAGTAGTTCTTAGATAGCCATATCAAAAGCTTATCATTACCTTTCATAGCTTTTTCGTACATTCTTTTTCTTAAAGATGCTTTACCTTTGTTTTTATTAACCTCTAATAAATCGGCAAATCTTCTTTGTAATGTTCTAGCTGATATTCCTACAATGCTACCTATTTCTTCTTGTGTGCATCCTATTTGGCTTAAATTTGCTAATACTTTTTCATCAATAGCTTTATGTGGTCTGCCTAATTGTTTCTTTTTTTCTGCCTTATTAATGTCGGATTTCATAATCCTATATTAATATCTTTTTTAACTCCTTTATGCAACCAATAGGAAAAACATTACGATCACTAAAACTTTCTTCATTCTCATCATAACTAGCAAATGTTTTTAAATGTTTCTTATCTTTAGAATAAACATAACCTGTAGTAGTCATCAAAGCTGGTTTCATAGCATCAAATTCTTTAGAACTTGCGTGTCCTGAGTCTCCCAAAATGTCAAACCACTTAATCTCATAAAAATAGAACTTTTTTTTGTTTATTGAAATGTGTCTAAATTTTGACTTCTTTTTAACCATTATTCTATTGTAAATCCATTATCTAAAACTATTTTATCTTCAGTTTCAATCCATACTCTCGCACCACATGGCAAAGGTTTTAAAGGTCTATATACTAATTTAGATTTACCTAAAATATCAACTTCACTAGCATAAGTGTTAGATTTAGATGTTTTAACAGTTATTACAGGCTCGTTTGTATTATTTTTTTTATTTGATCTTATTTTATGTTGATTGATATGTATTTTTTTTTTCATTAATGTTTTTTTTTATCTATTGATTCTAATACTGCTCTATAATATTCAAGCTGGGTTTTGAGCATTTTATTTTCTAATGACAGTTTTATCAATCTTTTTCTGACATATTTGAAAATTCGGAGTAATCCTAACATTAATAATCTTTTATAGGCTCATCTTTGTATTTGTGTTTGAGGTACTTTTTACCATCTTTTATTAAAATGTTATACATACCCTCAGTTCCAATATTTTTATACCCATTATTCACATCCTTGCTTGACCTTATACTAATAGAGGTATTAGTATTATGTGTATTAGTATCAGGCGATAGCTGGTGTTGAGGTGGTTGCACATCTTCTAGGTATTGATATTTGTCATAGTTTAAGCACTCAATTATGCTTACTTTTCGGCTAGGGTGGTTAGAGGTGGGCAAAAGGTGGTGCATTCTTACATTAATCATCTTCCTATTTTTAAGCCTTTTAATAAAAGTCCTCATTTCAGAATAAGTAATACCCCATATCTCAGCATTTTTCCTTAAAGGAAATATTAACTCTGCCTTTTTTAGAAATATTTTGTTATCTAAAAAATTAAGGGTCTTATCTCTGTGAGTTGCTTGACTAATCATATAAATCCATATTGCACATTGTTTTAGATTTTTAAATACAGGAGATTTCCATATCTTTCTCCAAACTAAAAAATACCCACTATTGCGTTCCATTCTTCTATCCTCTCTCTCAGTTGTTTTTGTAATTGTTCTTCTGTTCCATATTTAGACTCAAAAGCTTTTTTGCCTAAATGCACCGATATTTTACCTGTCCTATGGTGTGAAGCACATAAAGGCAAAATGTTAAAATGTGAGGGTCTCAGACCCATTCCTGTATGCTTTCTGATGTGATGTATCTCGCTAGGAACAGAAACTTTACCATCTATCTCACAAGCTATACATCCATAATCAGCTACTTGTTGCATCCACTTTCTCTCTGCTACTGTTGGTCTTTTCTTTGCCATACTATCGCAGTTTTACCATAAGGTGTTTCTCGTCTTTTACCACTATCTTCTATAAGTCCTAATAACTGCAACTCTCGGCATCTAGCACATACACTAGATAATGGCATTTCTAACTCATCAGCTATTTGATAATTAGTTGATGACTCAGTTTTAATATACTCATAAACTTGTTCTCTTTTTGTCAGTTTATCTTTTTTATTTACCCAAGCTGATTTACTTGTATCTGTATAATTGTGTGCATTATAATCAAGTTCTAGTTGGATTTTCATTTTCTATCCTCTCATGTTCTTTAAGTTCAGTTTTACAATTATTAATCCATTTCTTTATTACATGATTTGGTACATATCTCATAGCTTCCTTAAAATAATCGTGGTCATTTCCTGTAATATCATGAAAACACTCTCCATCGTGAACTTTTACAAAAACTTCATAATTTACTTCCCTCAGTTCTTTTAACAATTTTTCTTTTTTTTCATTTAGTTTCATAACAATATTGCTCCTATTATAAAACCAAGTATGAAGCCGACTATATATTCTCTGTTATATAGCGACCACACACTTAGTTTATTTTTTAGTTTATTAAAATGGTGGTAAATCATCATCAAAAGATTCTTCAGGTTTTGCTACTTGTTGTTGCACCTGTGGAATTGCTTGTGCGATTGGTTTCATACCATCTACATTAGGTTGAGGTTTATAAGGTTTAATCATAATAAAACTCAAAACCATTTGAAAATCACCTTTATCGTATTGTTTTGGATTTTCTATTTGTTGAGTCTTTGCAAACCATTTACCTGTATAACCTTGTTTGACAAAGTTTTGTACTCCCTCTGTCATAAACCATTCGCTTATTTGTGATAGCTTATATTTTTTCTTAGTTAAGCTACAAGTAAATAAACTTTTGGCATCAGCTTTATATTCAAACTTAGGAGATTTATTTCCTGTCGGATTTAGATATAAAGTTAAAGCACAAAATGGTTGCTTTTGTTGTTGTTGGTACATTAGTTGCTCCTTTGCTTATTATATTCCAAGTTTCTTTGCTTAAAATCTTCTTCTAAGCTATTCAAATATTTACAAGCTTTAAAGCCTTTTAAATACTTAGGCTTAACTTGAAATATTCTCATTTCAACATCCTTAACAGGCTCTTTTGGAATATTTATAACTGCTAAGAACTCTACTTTTAAATCAGTAGAATCTTCTACTAATTTTTTATAAGTATGAATTTGAATTGGCATATCAGGGTAAAAATCCTTAGATGTTTTAAAATCTAATATTCCAATCTTACCTTTATACTTAACAAGGCAATCAAGAGTTCCACATACATCAAGTTCTTTTGAAAAATATGTTTTCTCTGTCTCAACTACCTTGATTTTTTTGCTATCCCAAAACTTCTTAAACTTAGCAAACATAGTTTTAAGTGGCTCTGAGTTTGGAGTAATAACTTCTTTACCTAAGATATAATCTTCAGCCAAAGAGTGCATATTAGTTCCAATGTGCATAGCATTTTCTTTTATTTGTTTAACCCTGTATTTAAGTTCATCTTCAAATTGTTGAATCTCATCCACAGGTTTTTTATTGTGTTTCATTAACTGTTTTATAGCTTCATAAACACAATTCTCACTCCACCACATCAAAGCCGATTTTCCAAATCTCTCGCCTATGATTGTGGTAACACCTTTTTTTCTTAATCCATTTACAGTATATCTTGCTCCTCTACCTTTAGGATTAAACTCTATTTTGTTGTTATGTTTATCTTTACTCTTGATTATCATTTCCATTCCTCTCTCTCTTTTTATTTAAGAACTTGTAACCATTCTCAGTAATAGGTTGAACAAAGTAACCTCTATCGCAATCAAAGAACTCACAAAATTTAAGTTCATTTATTACACTTACAGCATTTACACCTTTTTCGTATTTCTGTATTTGCTGGAAAGTAACATTAACTGCATTAGCAACCTTTGTCTGAGTATAGCCACGCATTAGTCTCATTTTCTTTAATTGCAAACCATAAATCTTTCTCAAAACTTTTTCGTTTTGATCTGCTGAAACACCAAACATATTTAAACATGGTGGAATCAGATGACTTATTTCTGCAATCTTATCTTGGTTTTTTATTATCATAAAAACCCCATTCCTTTCGTTCTCTCTCTGTCAATCTATTGAATTGCCCTTGCCAACAAGTCCGACAGAGTAATGACTCGTTGAAAAGGGTATTGCCTACAAACCATGCTAATTTATCTGCTTTTTCAGTAAAGCACTTAGCACAGATGAAAGCTAGTTTTTTTGTTTGTATTGTTAGTTTAGGCATTATTCAAATGTTCCCTCTATTTTTGATAAATTAGGTAAAGGCTCACATTTTCCAATTTGATGACATTTGTTAGATTTATTCTGTGGATACATAGCAGAGGGTATGTTTCCATAATCAATCCAAATGTTATTAGGTAAATCTTCTCTTAAATTTTTAAGATAGATTCTTCTATTTCTTTTGCACATTTTTTTTAATTGCTTTTTAAGTGCATCAGAAGTTTGCTTTTCTAGTATTTTCATTTTCTCTCCTTTAATTTAATACCGAGTGTCCACGATTCACAAGACATTTACGATATATTGATTGATGTTCAGTTTCAGCTTCAGGGCTTCCTATCCAATAAATAATATTACCAATGAAGTCAGTATTATTATCTGCAATAGTTTTACAATGCTGAATATCATTTGTAATTTCTTTTGCTTGATCGGTTTGAAAAGTTCCTGATTTTCCAGCAGTATCAACTATTGGATTGTAGGCACACCCATTTAAAAAGGCGACAAGTAGGGCAAGTAAAAGTATCTTTTTCATAACTATTTATCCTCTCTCTTTATAAAGTCGCTGGATGATATTTTATTTGATGTATCTTCCAAGCAACTTGTTTTCTTTGAAGCCTTATCTTCTTTAGCTTTTCCAACAAGTCTTGTTCTCTCACTATCTGCTTGTCGTACTTCGCTTGAAGCTTCACTATTTGCTTTTGCATTTAGCTTCTCCTTTACAAAGTTTTCTACCTCTATCACAGGTGTTTTGGGATGAAATATAACCCCAAAATCTTTATACACTTCTTCTAGCAAATTAAATGACTTATTTCTAGTGTTAATTGCGTATATTAATTTACTCATATAACTCCTTAGTTTCAAGATTCTCTTTTGCATCAATAGTTTTACCATTATAAAAAGAATTTACTCTTTTTTCACTATCTCCTATACCCTCATTAAGTTTAATTTGTTGTTCAACTTTCTTAATGAGTCTATGCCATTCCATACCTTTTATTCTAATTTTTGTTTTATTTTTTCTAAAAGAATATTTTTTAAGAGTATAAAAATATTGATCTACAAATCTTGATAGATCGCTTTGTACCATTTCTCTTATAAAATCTTTAACTGATCTATTTTTATAAGCTGGTATTTCACTATAAGCTAACCATTTTC